GACAAGGTCAGAGTCCTCTTCGATAACAAACTCTACTTCCGGTTCTGCATCCGGGGGGAGCAAATCGGAAAGTGTTACCGGCATCTCTGAAAGTGATTTCTCTATCGCCAAATCAAACTCCTGTATCTTCCCTCTGTAATCGAGACCAAACACCCGTCTTGGGGTTGTGCTTCATTACACCTGCTGGGCTTGTAGAATGTCTTGGCTTAACATAACTAAACAAAGATTTGGATTCTCCAAGATTATTAATTCCAGTTCTATAATCAATCCCAACGTCTGTCTGCACTATTTCCTCTATCGATGGTTGCCCTGAGAATTTAGCGACAGCGTTACGCTCTTGTGCCCTGCGTCTAGCTAGACCCATAGAGGCTGCGTTTTCTGTATTGGCTGTATCCAGTAGCTGGTTAGCAGCCTCCATAGAGTTGTTATCCTTTACAGCTCTCGTGAAAGAAGGTGCATTTTTATGGAAACCTTCACCCATGTTGTATGCCGAACTAATGATCATATCCTGCGTGACAGAAGGTAGATCCATAAAACCTTCAAGGTAATTAGAGCTGCTAGGTGTGCTGTAATCTCTGTAAATCTTATTGGCGTAAGCCTTAGACGCAGTAAGAACTTTTTCATCCGGCGGAGGCTTATCCTTATCTGTCCATGCAGGTAAAGTCCCTTTAGGAAGATCCTTTCGCATAGCACCGTAAGTCTTCATAGTCATGCCTGCTAGGCCAGTAGGTACGTCAGTGACATCGTCACCTCTGCCTTCCATCCGTAATAGATGCGGCAAGAACTGAGCCCACCGAGGGTATGTCTTCAATTCTTCCATCGGATCTGTACTACCTCCGACCCGAAGAGTAGTTAGACATCTCAGAAACCATGCGTTCCATAGGCCCACCTTTTCTGAAACCGCCAGAGTTAATCTTTGTACGCACGGCTCCGCCATTGGACATACCTTGTGCTGAGTTGGATACAACGCTTTGAGCAAGCGCCATAAGACCTTGCATAGAAGAAGGGACGGACTGTCCCATCGGTCCACTGTCTAGGTATCTGTTGCCACTAGAGCGCGAATCTAAACCACCAGACATGCTGTTCCCGTAATATCTACTCGGAGCAGGAACGTAAGGCCGAGGGCCAAAGGATCGTGGGGGAGGGGGAGGGGGCGAATATCCAAATCTGGAAGGAGAGAAAGACGGAGGAGGAGACGGATCGCCCATCGATGGCCTCATACCAGAGGAGTAGTTGTTGCCCATAAAGTCTTGCCCACCGGCAAACTTACCGAAGTCACCTCCGTCTCTACTGTTGCCTAAGTATGTGGGGCTAGAATCTTCTCGACCAGAGAAGGCAGTTTGTCCAAACCCCTCTGCTCTCCTAGCAGACGGAACGTAATAGCTTGGAGAGTAAAACCGTATCAGGTCACGGTTCTCAGGATTCAAACTTCTACCAGCATTAGCCTCTGCTTGTACATGTTGGTTGTACATCTTTTGAGCGCGCTGTTGGTTGTTTGCTTCCTTTCCTGCATATGGCTCTCTGCCCCAACCATGAGGAGTCCCATAGTACTCGTGAAGATTAATTGCCATGCTGTGAACTCCTATCAAGACTCAAACCAAGATAACGAAAGCAGAACGATGAAACTAGCATTCTAATAATAGTCTGCCTTAATGGGGGCAAAGTCTTCTTCATCACGGTCATCCGAGGCAAGTGGAACAAACCCTCCCTGCCGGAAGCGGATCAACGCCTGAGTCGAGGAATCCACTAGATCGTCATGCTCGCCAGAGGGGAACGAGGCAAACTCCTCCACCACTTCCTCGGCATACTTTCTCTGAGGACGCCACACAATCCCTGACGCAAACAGGTCAGCCACGGCGTTCACCCTGGCGATCTTATCATTTCCTCTAGAAGGAGTGTACTCCTGCACAGGTACACCCACTGCCCTGAGTTCAAAGATCAGAGGCATCCCTGCCGCCTTGCCTTCCACGATCAGGGCATCCGGCTCCCACTTCTTATAGTGGCTGAGCGCAAATTTCTTAAGCTCAGGAAACTCCATCCTATCCTTGATCGCTGATAGCAAGATCAAGTTAGGTTGAGAGCGCCCATCGTCCCCTTCTCTGTAGAAGATCCCCCACGTCGTGCAGGCAGAGTAATCCGCCCTCTGCGTCTTTAGGAACGCTGTATCCCAAGATTGGATAATAAACTCACACTCAGGTGGATCGTCATGTTCCCAGATCTTCCACCACTCACGCTTAACAATCGCCCCCTCTTCCGAGGTGGGATCCTGTTGGTACTGAGCTTGCCACTTCGCTGTGGGGAGTTCAGCCTTGAGCTTGCTGAGTTCGTCTAGCTTCCAGAATTCGGGCCAGAGGGCGCTGCCGGAAGGAAGGATTGCAGGAAGCTCTATCACTTCCCATTCGTCCGAGCCCGACCTTTGTACCGATGACTTAAGGATCTGACCTGTCAGATCTCGCTTATGCCACCGTGTCATCACTATGACAATCGCGCCACCCGGCTGCAGGCGCTGGCGTGGACCCGATGTGTACCATTCGTACACACGGTCAAACACGCTTGAGTCTCCACTCTGACCCTCTTGCTCTGAATGAGGATCATCAATAATGAGCAGATCAGCACCCTTACCAGTTACAGCGCCCCCAACCCCAATTGCGAAGTACTCACCTCCTGCACTCGTGTTCCAACGTCCCGCTGCCTTAGAGTCCTGCCTCAGCGTAACCCCAGGAAACACCTTCTGGTAGTCTTCACTACCTACTAAGTTTCTAACCTTACGACCAAACCCCACAGCAAGCTCTGCGGTATGTGCAGTCTGGATAACCTTCTTCTCTGGGAAGCGCCCCAAAAACCACGAGGGGAGAACATACGACGCAAATTCTGATTTCGTATGGCGAGGAGGCATGTTGATAATCAACCGCTTCAACTTGCCAGAGGCCACCCGCTCGAAAGCGTCAGCCATCAGCTTGTGGTGTTTCCCTTCAATAAACGAAGGCCACACTGTGTTCACAAACTTTAAGTACTGCTCCTGCCCATCCTTCTGTACCTGCAGACCCTGATACTTCTGGACTAGACGATGGAGCTTCCTGGCGTGGTCAGGGCTCAGCTTATCTAGATTGTCGAGCAACGGCTCTAGTCGAGCTAGGTCTGGATTCACACTAGATGACAACCACCCACCTCGCGCAATTCCTTTGCGCCCAATAAAAAGGCCCGCCCTAACTCCGTGTGAGACTGTCTACTGGAAGGAGTAGACCACTGAGTTTAGGGCGAGCCTGTGACCAGAACTCCAATAGCTAAGTGGGATATGACTAGGTTGCAATGGACTACAGACTAGGACTTACTAATCTGGTGAATCCAATTCCCTTTCAGGGAACCAGTGAATACAAACTAGTGATCGCCAAACTTACTACTGCCTTAAAGGAAACCCTATATATAACAAGTACTTAGTACCGGGTGCCCCTTATGGTATGAAGAGTATAACGAACACCCCCCCTTGACACGCAAGGGCGGTATTGAAGATATATGAAATAGTTGTGGGTGCTCTCAGATAAGTTTAACCATTGTGATATCCCTACAGGCAAAACCTATTTGAAAATTGAAAATATTATACGGAGATTATCGATATTATGATTTGAACATAATATCAGGTGGGCGCTTTAATAAGACCTGTCCCTATTAAACAGAACAGGCAATAGAATGTACTGGGTATTGTCGTGTTGTATTACTTAACTTGTGGGTATCGGTAATCGTTTGAGCAAAATGGTGTATATGCGCGAGCGTCGTCACCCTGGCTGCAGGGGGGTTGGGGGATCCATGCCTAGAACACAGAAAAGTGTCAACCTCCGGGCCACTTTCCCTCACCTGACAGACTAACAAACTAATACACACTCATGTGTCACCATTGTTAGTTGAGCCTAACACACTGTCATCATCATCATCAGTGTCATCGTCATTGTTAGTCGGGGCAATGTCTGCACTCTCGTTAGTCGAGTCACTTTCATCACCATTGCTAGTCGGACTAACATCGATGGCATCACTCATGTCAATCAGTCCAACTGTGTTAGTGCTAGTCGGACTAACATCAATGACATTACGCAATGCGATCTCGATCTCTGCCAACACCTCGGCATCTGTTAGTTCATCATTGGACTCTTTCACTTCAATACGTTCAGTGAACATGCCTGCCTCTAGACCTAACAACCTCAGTGCGCTGATCCTGTCGCTTGATCTTTCCGAGTCATTGGCTTCCTGCCATAGCCTCTCTGTTATGCGAGTGCGCTCGCCAACCTCACGCCTAACTCTCTGTGCTTCCGCCTTCTTACGGAATGCTTCACCATAACTAACAATGCCAGGGTGCTTCCATAATCTACTTGCCTCATTCGCTTGCGCCTTCTTCTGCTTAACAGTGTCGCCCTTGCAGTCATATACAGCACGGTATGCATGCACCAGAGTGGGGCTAGAGCCATCTAGAACCCTATCCGCAAACTTCTTCTGCCTAGCAGTGAGCCCTCTGCCCTTCGACATAACACTCTGTCCACTGTCATCACTCATCGCCCCTACCTTCACCTATTCACCCTGGTTGATTCGAGTGCATTATGGCGCACTGACAAGCGCAGTCGCAATGCTCAGACGAGTTTATTAGGTGTAACAATATAGTGTATTAGTATTAGTCGTAATATAAAATCATGTAATGGTATACATTCAAATGTGTATTAGTCTAAGATAAAGCCAAGCCATGATTTGTTTAATTGAAACAACATTAGTTGTTATGTGTTAGTCATTGCCCGATTAGGCGAGAAAATCCAAAAACCATACTTTCGCCCCACTTTCACCATTTTCGCCTAACAACGCCTAACAAGGGTGGTTTGCACTACAAAAACGAGGCATCGGGCGGTCAAAGGTGACTGCAATTCATAATAAAGTTAGGCCCGTAAGTGCCTGAATTTAAAGAGGAAAGTGGTGTTATGCGTGAAAAATCCAAAAACCTCAATGAAATCAGGTACATAAGAGTGATTTTGGTTTGTCAATAGGCAAAACGCACTTTGTTGCGACCCACTAAAACACAATAAAACGTAATGAAATCAAAGGGTTACCCGAAAGTCTTCTTTCTATATACGCCTAAAACGGGTTTGAGGGTAACAGGGTGCAGTAGAACCAGTGAGACCTGTGGGGCAACATAAGGACACGTTGCAGGCATGCAACGAGGGAGCGTGTCCGGGCCATAGCCGGTAGCCCACTCCCCGCTAGCCGAGTTCATAGCTTGGTGGTGCCGCCTAGAGCGGGGATGATTGAATCGAAAGCGTATTAGGCGTGAGGGATTCAATCGCGGATAAGCCGACGGCTCTGGCGCACTATGCATGTGCCATCACTCGGCCCCTACCGCAGACCCCTGCTCTATCGTGGATAGTTACAAAGCGGCCTAACACTCGACACGCTCGTCGGTTTAG